CCTGCTGTCATTTTTTAATTACCATCCTGACTGGAAATGTGATTGTAGTCTAAGTTGTCCACCTAAGACTGGGGCGGAAATAGGACCACCGAAACTAATACCCACCTCAGCGATGTTATTAGTAGAAAGTAACGTTGCATCCGCATTAGGGAATTGAATCGATACTGCCTCAGTGATATTAGAGACATCAATAGTAACGAGACCGTTTAAATCGTTAGGGTTGTTAATCTTAGCGGATTCAAATGTCTTGTTGACTAGAGTTTGAGTCTTCAATTCAGTTACTAAAACTGAAGATTCGGAAGTATTTAGCGGGGCAGCAGGATCATTATTAGGAAAACTGAAGGAATAGTTTTGATTATCTTCAATATTAGATAGATCAAATGTAACTTTCCTGTTAATACCTATAGAGTCTGAGTTATCTGCAAATATTGCACCCTGATATACTTTATTACTTAGTGTTTGAGTAGAGTCTGTACCTACGAGTGTGGCATTGAGGTCATCAAATATAATAGTGCGGTTTGCAGTTAGACCAGATGAATCAAAAATTACCTGTGGTGTAGGGTTTTGAGGATCGCCAGAGGGTGTATTTGAGAATGTGGGGTTAACCATATTCTTGTTGTAAATATTCTGCTCTGTGATATCATCAATCAAAGTAGATTGAGTTTGTGTAGCACCGAAATCTGGTAACCTGTATATATGTGTGCCTGGTGATTGCCATGCGTCACACTCAAGTTTTGCTATCTTATCTGTTGATGTGGATCCAGTGATTGACAACTCACTATCCTTAATAATGATAGTCTTATTTGTCAATGATTGGAATGTATCGTTAGCAACCAGTGTGGTAGATGTGCTTACACCTACGTCGGGTAAGTCAAATCTCTTTGTACCTGACTGTGTAGAGATAGTATCAGCGTTAAAGAATGCTCTCTTAGCAGGGTTTTGATCACCTGTTAGATAGAATTCAACGTCTTTAAACTGAGTAAGACCTTGTACAGTAAAATAACCACTACCCTGAGGAGTGATTTGTACATTAGTATTGGAACTAGCAGTATCTATAGCAGTGATGTTAACCGTTGAAGATCCATCAGTGTTTGCTACTCTAGTGTTATAGATTGTCGCAGATCCAAAAGTTATACCAATCTCGTTTGCTTGTGCTTGATAGAGTCCTGTGTCCCTGTCCAAATCGAAACATAGACCAGGCGTGGCTGCTGTTCCTGCACTCACACCTCTATGCAACTGGTTTACTTTGGCTTTGCGGTTTGGTTGTAATGGATCAGAAATAACTACAGGGAGAATCGACTCGCCAGTAACCTCTGCATCCGTTATCGTACCTAATTGTGATATTCTTTTGGTTGCCACAACCGCTCGCTATTTAGTTACAACTTTATTTATACAATATCTACTATGCGTCTGGGACTTCCTCGAAATTTTCGACAAACCCCTCCAAATCCCACATTAATGGGTGCATTTCCTCGTCACAGAGATAACATGAATAGTTATACATTTGCTCCATGGTATACTCTGGTGATGTCTCTGCATCTAGAATAATGTCAGGGTCACCTTGCATAAATTCTGGCAATTCGTCAAATGTATATGGTATGCCACCAATTTTATACATCTTAACGATTTGCTTCCCAACATCAGGTAATTCTAGATAACAAAAGTTTTCTGTTACCTTGATTGCCATTAGAAGTCCTGTGTCATTTCTCGCATAGATTCTGCTACATATGCTCCCACAGCAGCAGGGTCTGGGACAAATTCCTCAGCGTCTGGAATGTTTACATCATCAGGAAGTTGAGTGTATCCCATAACTGGTGTAAGCAAAACTGCTTTTTCCTTTTTAGTTATAACTTTGATTGTGTGACCCTTTTCGCAAAGTTTCAACGCAAACTCAAAGTTACCTTCAATCTCTTCTTGTGTAAGTGTAATGATGTTATTCATGGTAAGAATGTGATTATATCCTTAGGGACTGTTGCTTGAAACATAGCAATGGTTTCTGAAAAACCTTGACTACCTTCATCATCCCATTTGTATTTAACGATTTCCTCGTAACCTGCTTCGTCTAGGATTCTTACTTTCCTTTGACTCATCGTCACAAATATATGCTCCACGACATCACTGCCGTTTACATGTATTGGCATAGTATGGGGTATAGATCCCCATATCATACATCAGTTTAACAAAACTGGCAAGCCATATATCTGAGTAGGACCTGCAGAGCATCCTGCAGCGAAGAATCCAGTATTCACACCATATGATGCGATACCATTATTTACTTGGTTAATAATTGCACCACCTGCAGCATTGACAATCTCTGCAATACCACCCGAAGCTGTATTAACGAAAGTAAAGTGTGCTCCTGTTGTGCCACTTACTACGTCTGCCATACCACCTACCAAAGTAGTAGCGTTGGAAATACGAATGTGAAGTGGGGGCATAGCAGGAGGAATACCTGGTTGGTCTACACATGCATCAACAATAGATCCTTTGACCATCTGGAATACACCTGAGATCTTAGGCATGATGTCAAGACTAAACATATTAACAAATGACAATTCACCTGACCCTAGGAATTTACTGATCCAGTTTGCTTCCATAGTGATCTCACCATCAGCAACTAAATCAATAGCATTACCTTCAATCTTAGTTACCTGTGCTGCTACGTTAACTTTATCAGCCGCGGCTAGTTTTATGTCAGCTGCTTGCATGGTTATAATGCCACTATATGCAATGGTATGGTCACCATGTTTCACTTCAACAGATGATTGCTCTTTATCACTACCTGACTTAGTGGGCACGGCTAGACTTGATCCACCAGGTCTACGTCCAAACCTATCACTACCTGGCTCCTTAGGGTATGCAGGATAATTTGCAGATCCATATACAGGTATTGGAGGTTTATAGTAATTGTTTGCATCTGTATTGGTAACTGTGTTTTCACTAGTGCTACCGTTAGTAGGTTTAGATGATCCAGTTGTTTCAGTTGGATCTCCGTTGCTCTGATTAATATTCATAGCACCGATAACTTCTATGTCAAAGTTACCCATAACCTTGAGATGATAGTCACCCTCTACAGTTAGAGTCTTATTACCTTTTACAGTTTCACAGCAGTCTTTCGCAATGATTCTTGTGTCATTGTTAGGGACATTCTTATGGACGTTACCAAGTCTATCTTCAATAGTGGTTACACCACCAGGACCTGAGTTAATACGTTTCTCTTTACCAGGCGTAGCATCTTCAATGATGCTTGTGCCGTTTAAGAATGTTTGAGTTGTTTGTCTATATGGATCTAAGTTGTTATACAAGTCATGGAAGAATCCTCTACCAGACTTATCGTTATTATATTGTGATGCACTTGGAGCTGCTCCACTCGCTTTGAGTGTTTCACCAAACGTATCGCATCGGGTAGTCCCCAGTAATGGAAACCACCCTTTCGTCTTCGTGACCTTCGTCGTTCGTCCGCAGTCTTTTGCAAATAATGCTTTTAATATACCTAAGATAATACCTAATAGAGATCCCCAATCTAACTTGGAGAAATCAGTAGTAAGAATAGTCTTAACTGCACCTGCAAATTGTTGTATCTTTTTCCCAGCCTGTGCTACGCCCATGATACCAGTCATGATAGTACCTATGGTGTTCGCAGTATCTGCCATGGCTTTCTGTGCACCATTGAGCATACGATCAATAATACCATCTACCTTACTGGTGACAGAATCAATTTTATCTGTAATCTTATCAACAATACCATTGACTAGACCGTTAGCAAAACTACTAATATCACCTAGTGCACCATTGACTAAACCTAACCATGCAGGGACAGGGACGCAAAATATATCTAAGATCTGATCCAATGCAGCCATCAATACCTTGAGCACTGCTAGTGGCACAAACTTTGCTAATAGTTTTACAAGTATATTAACTGCCTTTGCTACTGCCTCTGCCATTGCTTGCTTTAGAGGTGCAAGCATACCAGATAGACCACCACTCAAGAAGTTTGTGATCTTATTAAGTCTTTCTTTTATTGGGTCGCCAGGTACGATCTTACCAGTAATCATAGACACATATGTGCCATCCTTACCTCTAGCAAGTTGAGTAGTCATGTTACCTAGCTCGTTTAACATACGAGATAAGTCAGTCTGGAATCCTTTACCCGCTGCACCATTTACACCATCAGCAACGCCTTCCATTTCGGATGGCACGATCATAGGGTTGGTTGTTGGGTCTCCATGTCCAGAGTTAGCAACTGCTGCTTTACCCATTGCACCCCTAGACTCATCCTCTTCACCACCAGGACTTGAGGGTGCTGTAATTACTTTAGGGTTTGTATTACCTGAGTTTACCTTTTCACCTGTGAGCGTTTGTGCTTGTACAGGATTATCACCATCCTTTTTTGCTTCCTCAGGACTAGCAGCAAATGTATCACCTTTCTGGTCTTTATCCTTCACAGTATGGAATGCACCCATAACCATAGGCACTTGTCCTTCTTCTCCATCCATGAAGAAACCTACCACCATAGCACCCTCTTGTAGTGCTGCAGCAGTACCTACTTGTTTTACCTGTGGTTTGTCGTTAGGGACGAGACATGTAGCCCATGGCAATGCCTCAGTTGGTAACTTCTTGACATAATCTTCCTTATCGTTACCACCTGTATGCCATCCATAGATACGCACTTTGACACGACCGAGCACCATCGGGTCTTTGTTAGACTCGACTTCCCCGACCCACCAAGTGAATCCGTCCGATCCAGAATAATCTGTCTTCATAATATTAGTATGGATATAAGTTATTTAGCGAGTTTCTTGAAATGAAATTCTCCATCTTTTTCCTCTTTTCCCCAAACAAAAGCACCTGATCGTAGTCTTCGACCGTTATCGAATGACCAGTAATCGGTGCCATTGAATCTAGCAAGTGCAGTTATGTTTATATCATTGACAACACAAGGACCATTGGTTTCACCCCACCATGTGCCGTCGTCCATCTTTACAAAAACAAATCCACATCCTTTCTTATTTTTCTTAAGATCTAATGTGTCGCATTCAATGATGTCTTCATGAATTCGTTTTATCTTTGCTCTAAAATGTTTATAAGGTTTATTAGGACCTTCATACTCATACCAAGATTTACATTCTAAAATCTTACCCTTCTTTATCTCAGTCCATTCTATGTTGACCCATGGCCACTTCTGTGGATCTGATGTTGCTTGAGCTTTATTAGTATAATGTCCACATAATGCTTCTTCAAAACTAATCATTTTTAAGTGATTTCTTAACCATTTCAGCATATGCCACCTCTGCGGGTGACCAGTCTTCCTTATTCTTTAAGATATGTTTTATTGCCTTTTTAGTTGTCTTTGTACGCATTGTTACAATATTGTTAGTGTTTACTAACAGTATTTATAACTATTGCCAATACTCATCTAAAACATCAAAAACCCTATTGAGATACTCGTTAGCTCCATTACATTCCCACTCGCCTTTCTCTCCGATTTCACACTTGTAGTGCAATTCTCTTTTGAGTTGCATAAGTCTGTTGGTCATTGCAACTTTGTCTAACCTGCCATTCATTAGTCTCTTTGCCTCCAATCGTCTGGTCTGTCATTACGAAACCAATCAGCGATATCTCCTGCATCCGTGAAACCCCTTTTATGTTTACTTGAATCGGGGTCTCCTATATTCAAGTATTTAAGAAAAGACGCTTCGTCTTCATTTCTGCTCAACCTTCTTGCTGTTTGCAGCATTCCTCGTGCTGATGTATTTCTTTTGGATAATTTCTCTGCCCATATCATATCTTCGATTCCTACTTCTTGTCTTGCAGCGATGCTTTTGCATATGTCCTCAAGACGGAGACGATACTGGGTTGATAACATAAATCTACGGTTGCTTTTTTTTAAGTTGTTCATAGAGGATTGCTTGCATGAAGGATTTCGGTCCTTCTTCAAGTAACTTATCCTTCCATTTTGATGGGGGGTTTTTAAGTTTGTTTGTTTTTTTACGATGTGCCATTATTTTTTAAATACACCTGCCTTTGCAAGCAAGTATACCGATAGGGTTGTCCAAAAGACAACTTCTAGTCCAATGTTATTCATAATTAGTCATCGTATACTAAACACTCAGGCTCCTCTGGATGCTGATCGCAGAATAACTCAAGTGCATTTGGATCATGGTGATCCCCTGCTTCGATCTCTTCTTTATGATGATCGACGTAATCTTCTAACTCATGCAATTCAACCTCAATATGGCGACGCATTTGTGGGTTAGTAGATGGATCGTCAAGGATGTCTTTATCCCTTGCGATGTGTGATTCGATTGTTTTCATTTTATTATACCTATGATTAATACTATTTATCTTCTCGGATAGAGTCCTTAGTAAGATAAAGAGTGGTAGTCATACCTTCTTTACGATAGATGTGTTTCAAACTGGCAATCAAATACTTACCACTATATACACGATCTTGCTTCACATCTTTAGAATTATCAGTCCTAGATGCGGGAATGCTGACTTTTACTATCTTTCCAACTGCTAAAGTTGTATTGCCAGGCACAACTATTGTCAACTGAATAGCGTTAAGTAATGCATATCTAGCAACAGCATAACTTGATACGCTCAATGTGTCAAACTTTGTCTTCGTACCACCATCTGGATCACTACCTATACTAGACTGATGAGTCCATGTTGGCATGATTCTAAACTTATATCTTGTAGCAGGTTGTGTTTCTGTATCAAAACCTGTCTGTTGAAATGGTCTACCTCTATCGATAGTAGATGCTTTATCAAAAGTGCTCTCATAAGTGGTAGTAAAGTTATTACGTTTTACTTCTGTAGATTTCTCACTACCTTCACTTGATGATCCTGTAGGCATGTGACTTAAACTAACAGAGGGCACAGATATACCTAACACTGATGTTTTATATAAACCTGATCTTAATTTTTCTAAATGATTAACTTTATCAGGGAATGATATAGATTCTATCTTAAAATATTCCTTGATAGGATCTGTTTCTACACCTGCCTGCATGTAGGTGTATGTGGGAATATTCAACGGCTCTTGTGAGCATAACTTATCGATAGATTGAAAGTTAAATCCATGTCTATTTTCATAGAATAAGAAACCTGATTGCATTGCAGATCTTTTACCACCACCCTCAAGTCTCAATACCTTGTCACCAAGATATGTAATAGCATCATAAGGTCTCCAATTAGGACAACTGAAACATAATTTACTATGATTCTCAAAGTTTACTGCTTTTACTTTCTCTCCACCTTTCAATATATCTTTAGCAACATACTTAGGAAAATTTACTTTATCTTTATGTTTCTCGCAAGGTCCGAATGCACCAAAGATTCTATTTGCCTCATTTAAAAATGCTTCATGAGATGTAAGATGTAAAATATACATCGCTGCTCTCTCATTCTTGATAAAACTACCAAGTTTAAATACACGAAAGATAACTTCTAAAGGATCAGAATCTGAGCTTTCTGTTGTTACTTTTATTTTAACAACCTCTTTACCACGAATCTGTTTGTATAGATCAATAGAGTCAACTATTGTCATGTCACATCTTAGAAATGGACTATCGATAGACTCCATGTATTCCATAGACGCAACAAGATCACGGATATCGTATACCTCGTCTCCCTTATATCTTGCTTTAGGTGACAAAGCCTCCTGCCACTCCATCTTACCAGTTTCACCAAAGGCAATGGATGCTTCATTCAGCTCTACAATTTTTGATCTTCTATTTGCCATTATTTAAGATTGTGTGTGCAGTGCATATCAGGTTTTGTGCTTCTAAATTGATCAAACTTAGAAACAAAGAATGGATCTGCTTCATTCCACTGGAAGAAGTTAGGTGTAATAATAGGAATGTCTTCTGGTTGTCCTCCACCTCCTCCATCCATATTTGCATTTGCCATTGTTGATACTGCAGTATTTTGTTGCTCTATAGCAGATGCCATGGCTGCGTTGCTTTCAGTTACCATCTTTTGCAACTCAGCATTCTCTTGTATTCTATATTCATTTATTTTATCACCAACGAAATCTTTGATATCTTTAGCTTTCTCAACCACAGGATTCAATAGTTTCTCTAGATCAGCGGGATCATTTCCCTTTTTAAAACGTGATATCTTTCTTGTATTTTCTCTATTCTTAAATGCATATTCACCTCTCTCATTGTCCTGTTGATCGCCACTAAAGTTACCACCCTCTCTACCTCTATCCTTGGCACCTGATCCTCTTAAATTTTTCTTTGTGCCATCCGCTTTAGTTATAGTTGCTTTTGAGTTGGTCGCATTCCATCCCATCTTCATGTTAACATAATCAGCGATAGGCATCTGTGCATCCTGATAGTTACCATCTGTATAGAATGTATTTTTCATTCTCCTCTTTCCTTTCTTCAATCCTAAGAAACCTGTCCTATAGTATTCCCAAGGTCCATAAATTGTAACACCTCTAAAATCACCCGCAGCAACATCGTCTACAGTCCCACCTGCTGCGATTAACTCTTGATATGAATTATATTCACCACCTGCAGCGAAAGGTAAAGCATAACCTTTATTCGCTGCTTCTTTCATTCTTTGACCAGTTAGACCTGCATTTGATTTTGTCTTAGGTGTATTGAATGGGACGATAAATGCTGATCCACCAGTTGCTTTCTTAGGATATCCAACCCACTCTAAACCGTGACCAATGAATGATGTAGATTTACCACCATCTAAACTTACAGGATAACCAGACTGAGGACCATTGATCCATCCACCTAATTTACCACCACCTGCAAACCAGTTATTAGGGTTTAACCATCCACCACCGCCGTCTCCTTCTTTTAGGAGTCCGACCATCTTCTTCATATATCCTAAAACATTACCTAGTGCACCATTAACATCACTATCCTGAGATGCTTCTCCTAAATCTGCAGCTTCTCCACCTTTTGCCATTTCTGGGACAACTACAATACCACCCTCTGCCTTTGGCTCAACACCATAATTAGAAAGTTTCTCAGCTCGACTCATGTTGTAGAAAGCAACATATTCATCTGTAGAAACTTCTTTATCGTTAATATATGCCTTACCAGTATCCATGTCGAATCGACCCGATACAGTTTTCTTAGTAGTAGTTTTTACTTCTTTGGCTTGTTTCTTAGCTACTTCCTTTTTCGGTTGCTTATCTTTATCTGATCCACCTGCAAAGAAACCTAATACAAAAGTCAATGCTTTCATCAATCCAATCAAAGGTGCAAATGCTACTGTGCCAAAGAATGCACCAACTTTTTTGATAGTCGGCATTGCTGGCTCAATAAAATCTAAGACCGCACTAAATGCACCACCAAGTGCCTTAAAGAAATCTCCTGCTGCCTCTTGTATAGGTGTAAAGACTGCTGAGAATATTTCACCAACTTGTGCGAAGAATTGCTTGAATGGTGCAATAATAGGCTCCATTGCTTTAGCAATACCTCCACCTGCTGCTCCACCAACAAATGCACCTGCTGCTTGACCTAACATTGCTCCGCCAGGTATTCCAGTTGCTGCTCCAATAGCACCGCCTATCTGTGATCCTGCTCCTGCTCCAATACCAGTACCTATTGCCTCTGCCTGATCCATGCCTGCTAGACGAGCCGTTGCATACGCTGCACCACCAAAGGCACTACCACGCAACAGATTACCACCTAGAGTTGTCCCTGCAAATTTCTTAAGTCTACCACCTATTTTACCCGCTTTCATTAGGTTTTTCACCATGCCAAATAGCATGCCTACTACTGCCTTAATACCTTTGAGTGCTGCTAGTGGATTTGAGAGTATAGCAAACCCTGCAAACAAAGGTGCTAATGATAAAGCAAATTGCATCACCCCAAAGAATCCTTTTAAACTTAATGGATTCTCTAAGAATTTCATAAGACCATTTGCTGCAGATCCCCCAAGGAAACTAATTACACCAAACGCCCACTTACCTATCTCATATAAACCTTTTGCCAGTCGTTTGACTTTTTCTGGATTCTTCATCAAGAAGTCAAATATTGCAAACTTAACTATACCTGAGAATAACCACTCAGCAATCTTAGCGAATGTCTGAAAGAATCCTCCAAACATTGCTTTAGTTACTGCACCAAGTCTCTCAATAAATCTATTAGATTCTTTCTTTACATCTGCAGCTTCGTCTCTCTTTTCTCTTTGCTCTATTTTCTTCTTTGTTATTACCTCTCTATTTCTTTCACGTTTCTCTTCTTCATCTTTCCTCTTTCTATATCTCTCAGTTATACCTCTTTCTGATATCTGAAAATCAACTATCTCTTTCATAGTGCCTGCCATCTTATTAGCAACTATTGAAAGAGAGTTTACAGTAGCACCAAGACTATTGACAGCACTTAGATTTACCTTCAATCCCTCATTCATATCCTTGGTTTCTTTACTCGCACTATTGTCCACTCCCTTGAAAGATACCATCTTATAAAGGGCGGGTTTCTTAATAGTGGTCTTAGGTTTATCCATTACTTATGAATAGCTGGATGTAAAGGAGTAAAGATTTGTACAGGATTTTGTCCTCCACCTTGTCCTCCACTATTTATTGGGACTGGGACAGAGACTGGGACTATATTACCTGCCATGGCAGCACCACTTTCTAAATCTTTTTGTTGTTGTGCACTTGTTTTTATTTTATCACTGTAATCTGTGCTAGTACCTGCTGTTGGAGGAGGTGTAAGATGAGGTTGAATCAAATCAATACCCTCTTGAAGCACATTCTTTGCCATTGATGCTAAGGTAGTAAGTAAATTTCCTTTCTTTGCTTGTGGTTTCGTCTCCTCTTTCGTCTCTACCTCTGAATCTGACTCCTCTTTTGACCCTTTCGCTGCAGGATCAGGGATAGATGTTGGTTTAGCACTAGATTCTGGTAACTGAATTTGATCTTTAAATGCTTCCTTTAATGCGTCATAGAATTTAGTGCTCTTTGTGCCAAATCCGTCTTCAGATACCTCACCTGACTGTAACCATTTCAACGCAGCATTCCACCCTGTGTTGTGTGCATAACCCAAGATTGCCATCTGATCTAACTTAGGTCTCTCCATAAACTCTTTATATGGAGATAAGTATGACATATTTGCAGCAGTATATCCTGCAAGTAGATTCTCCTGCAATTCCTTATTCCTTCTGAATATTATTCTCATTGGAAGACTATGACCAGGATCTTGGATACCAAACATCCTTGCACCATCAGTCTTTGCCATGGCACCCATTTGATATCTACCATCATATTTTCCTTCACTACCACCTATTGCAAGATAGTTATCACTAGATTCAATGCCAGCTAGTGTATTTCTATAGGTATCCCATACACTTGAATCTACACCTAACTTTGATTTTACAAAGTCATATGGGACTTTTACATCACCACCTAAATCTTTCTCTTCTGTTGGCACATCATTTCTTTCTAGTTTTGCTACTGCTTTTTTAAGGACAGCTATCATACCTGTTGCAAAGAAAACTAATGACTTTCTCATTGCAAATGCAAAAATTCCACCTGCAGCAAATTCTTCTGGTTCTGCTATGTTTGGTTTCTGTATTATGACCTTTGGTTTTATCAACTTGTCGTTATCTACATTTCCTGTGATAACCTCAGCATTGAAGAATTTTCCAAAATATTTTCCACCCTTGTCAAACTGCTCAAGATCTGGTTTTTTCTCTGATCCTTTTGCATTTGCTACCTGATTTATATCTACGTTTCTGCCAGGATCCTTACGTCTTATAACATCCCATGCAAATCCTATGGGATTTAAGGTGAATGCGACAATATTCTTAATTAAATTAAAGGTAAATGACAATACTTTAAAGATTGTCTTCATAGCACCACCCAATACTAGACCCACAAACTTCATGATAGGAGTAATTGCCTTCATGATAGTGCTAACAATATTACCCAATGCCTTGAAGAATGTGCCAAGTAACTCCTTCATTGGCTCAATCACTGGCATAAGTGGTGCTAAGAATACATCCTTAAACATGCCAAATGCTCGTGCCATAGGCTCAAAGATAGGTTGGATAATAGGTCCTATCTTACTACCAATAAATCCACCTAAAAAGTCACCAATAGCAGCACCTATCATAGGTCCGAAAGGTCCTAAGAATGGTAACAATGCACCACCTGCTGCTGCTCCCGCTACACCACCGATTGCTTTACCTACACCTGCTCCTACTGCTGTACCTGCTGCTTCTCCTTCTTGATCTCCTGCAAATGCTCTTGATAATCCACCAACTACAGATGTGGCACCTGCCAACATAGTAGCACCGCCACCAGGTATTCTTCCTTTTATTCCTTTGAATGCATTACTCATACGTCTGGTAGCACCCATTCTCATGCCACCAATCTTTGTGGTTGGTCTGACTCTATTCTCAAATGATTTTATACCGCCAGGTTTCTTCCTAGCAGCTTTACGCATTGTGTTATATTCTTGCTTTGTATAGTAACGACCAGTCTTCTTATCATAATATCCACTCTTTACTCTTTGAGTTGCCTGATTTGCACCCTCCTCAGCTGTCTTAGCGTTTGAAAAAATATCTTGTAGTTTTCTAACATCACCAAATAGTTTCCATGGCATAAGAATGTATTGTGCACTCCTGAGAGCTGCAAGACCAAGTAGGAATTGTAAACCACCTGTGAAGAATCTGAATACTCTCTGTATCTTATTTTCACCAGGTACTCCAGTCCCAAACATTCTGACCATGCCATTGAAGACCTGACCTATACCGAAACTAGTGATTTTAAATACAAACTTTACTAGTGATGCGACTATCTTAAATACTGTTTTTATTGCCTCTCCATTCTTTTGCATCCATGTAAGACCACCAAACAATGCAAACGCACCAAATAACGTGCCGAAGAAACCACCAATCCTTGCAAGCATTTTCTTGAAAGGTGATAGTATTTCCTTTGCTTCTTTCTTTTGTGCTTCTTGCTTTTCTTTAGCAAGTTGTTTTGCTAGTTTTGCAGAATCCTCACGTCTCTTACGAAACGCAGCTCTTCTTTCTTGTACCTTTAAACGAGATGCAAGAAGTTTCTTTTCTCTATCTTTTGCTTGCTCATATACCCTATCTTTCTGCGACGTCTCTTGTATAAAAGTTTTCTGAAATTCGAGTAGTGTTAATGATGACTCAAATGATTTACCTATACTAGTAGTTGATCTACCAAGTCTGTTCAGGCTCAATCGAAGACCATTCATGTTGCGACCTACATCGGTCGAGGTCTTAAACGCTTTGACTCTTACAAATGAGCGAATTGCTGACATTAGAGATTAACTCGATTCCTGTTATTCTCTGCTGCACGGCGTCTTTCCTCTTCTTGGAGGAAGGCGAGTAACAAATTAACATAAACATCACGCTCCCATGGGATCATATTCTCTAACTCGGTCAAAGAATATTTGTGATGTTGCATCAACGCAAAATTAGTCTTGTATAAGTTTTCAAGACTGTCATGCAACAGGGCTATGCGAAAAAAGCTGCTAAACCCTCAAATGTTATATCATTATCTTTTTTGGTTTTAGGGTTTCGCACAGTCATAGTATATGAAAGTTTTGGAATAGTCTCAAAGAATGTCTGGATCTTAGCGAATTGGTCTGAATTTAGACTTTCTAGAAAATCCACTGCTTCTTTCTTGGTGAAACTATCATAAACTTCATCACCATCGAAAGCTTGAGCAATACATCCTGCTGCTAATTGAAAAACATCATCAATGGTTTGCTCTCCTTCTGTCATATTTTGTTGGACGAAAATGTCAAGTGAAGGATACTTCATAAGGACTCCAACATCATCAGTAAACATGATCTTAGGGTCATGATCCTCAGGCACTTGAAGCTCCACTTTGTCTAGTGGGACTTTAACATCTACTTGTGTGACTTCATCGTCAGGGCAGGTTACCTTAAATTCGCTGACCTCACCGACCGCTTTCGAGCGGATCTTGAGGAAAACGTATTCAATTTCAAATGTAGCAAGTTTCTCAACTTCTTTTTCAGAGAGCGAAGTGCAGTTTTTGATAATTGTTTTGACCGCCTTAACCATCTCCTTCTCATTCTTCGATTCCATCGCAAGGTATAGGAGTTTCTCCTCCTTGACGAGGAATGGTCGGTAAGATAATTTCTTACCTGTAAGAGGGATTTTAAGGTCATGCTCAGGTAACGCAAGTTTAGGTAATGGCATAATATACTCAATCTAATTATATTTAGAGACCAATTCCGACAAAATTGTCAAGACTGGAATCTATACTAAGTGATGATAGCACATCATCGTTGTCAACTGGAATAGTGACATCTTTTAGTGCACCTTTAAACATCTTAGCATTATTCGGTGTATCCATACGGTATCTTTCATAGTAGAAAGAAATATCTAATTTGATTAGATCTGTAGGTCCATTATTTAGCGTGATTGCAGACATGTCAAATGGGAATGCCCCATACAGTGTCCAACATGCAGATACACCATTAAATCTACGCAATAATGTCCTTTCGTCTCCTAATATTTTTCTAGTCTGAGATCCAACGTAGTTAGACGCTAATTCCCATTTGATTAGACGCATTGTAGTCGTATATTGATCATACATACCTACTCTATTCTCAGAGTCAGATGCAGTAAAATTCATCCACCTCTCAAAATACTCTCTATGATACATGTCCTTAGGTAGCAAGAATGATACTTGCACTTCACTAAAGGTTGTATCTGTAGCAAACCGTCTCATAGCACCTACGTCCCTTACTGTGCCAACAGTTATTCGTCTACCAGGTATAGACACTGTATCAGCAAAGTAATTCATCATATCAGCATGCTCACGATATCTTGTCATTATCTTATTCTGCTGCTCAACCTCATCTTCAAACTGTAGTCCATTTGCCTCTTTCGCATGAAAAAGACCACCAATGCTTGTCATCACTGGCGGGGGTTGCACTACTACTTGAAAAAGATTAGACCTTGCAGGCTCCTTATTACCTGTATTGATCTGCTCTCTAAAGTTATTAAATGAATTGGGTTCGTAGTAACTCATACCTTACTCCATATAAAGCTGCTTGGGACTTCAACTTTGACTCCTGCTCGTGTAAACAGAAACTGCTCTAATGGCAGTGGCACATAATCTGTAAAGGATTCCTTAGGTACTAAGTATATATTCGATGCTGCCGACATAAAGTATTTATGGTAGCAGCGGGCAGGATACGTTTGTGCACCTCCTGCCCATGCTTTTCCTATTCCTTGTCTAGCAGATGGACGTAAATAGTGTATATTACCACCACTAAACTGTCCAAACATCATATCTACGTCAGTAACTAGTGTCAAAGGGTGCATATCATACCAATCTACGTCTGTTTGTGCTACATAGTCATAGAATAGTATATCACCTTCAGATGGAGGACGTCCTAGAGGCTCCAAACCACTTCTAACCTGTGATCGATACCAATCCTTTGATTTGGACGATCCCCTTGCCGAGTCTTTGATATCCTTAAATAAACTCATACTTTTAGGTGTTTTTCGGTTAATATCATAAATTCCATATTCCTGTCTTTACAGTATTCAATCGCAGCTTTCCATTTTGCTTGATTGACACCGAAAGTCCTTACCTCAGTAATATAATTCTTTGTTTGCCTTTTTGGTCGTTTTGGTGCTTGACACTGTTTTTCTGGTTTGACTTCGACGATATATTTCTTAATACGCTCGTCTCTAGTCTTCGCTTTTACATAAAAATCAGGGAAATATCGGTGCACACGACGATCAACAGGTGAAATATAGGGTATAACAATCTCTTCACTACCCCACTGTAGGACATTTTCATTCTTATCACACCACACCATAAACTTTCTTTCCCACAAACTCCTATAAATAATATTTGTAGGATCACCTTTATATTTTTTCGG